ACTCTCCATATCTCGTTCATCAGGTCTATGAACGGATACTTGGCTTGTTTGTCCACATAGACAACCCGTGGCATGTGTTCTATGAAGTCAAACGCAGTGATGTAGTCATAGGAGTTGTCCAGGCAGGGGATAGGCTCCCATACTAAGTCAGCTTGCAAGTCAGCGACAGGAAACTGGTCTAGCCCCATAAGCGTATCAGCGTTGTAATGGTTGCGAGGTGTAGCCCCGCATCCCAAGTCAAGAGCCATTGTCATGGTGCTGGCAGCAAACCGCCCTCAAACAAGTACGTACCAAAGTGGCCCAGGACTGCCCAGGGTGCGGCATACACCTTGATGTCACGCTCCCGGCACTTGATGCAGAAATAGTAGTCCTCTGACAACAGGCGCTCTGTACCCTGCTCTATGCCACAAGCAAAGTATTCAACGATACGGTCTTGCTTGATAGTGCCGTCCAAGAAAGTTACGTCATTGACATAGGTGGGCATAGAGGTAGATAGCTTGTCCAGCACCTCTCGCTTGATGAGCATGAACCCTGTACCGCCATTCCATATCTCTACAGGCTTGTCAGCAGGTACTGTGACTGCACCCTTGTAGTCCACCAGATTGACCACCAAAGAACCTGTGCGGGTCTTGAGCTGGTCTTGCGGTACGCCCTCCTTCACAGCTTGCTCAACACCTGCCCAGTTGATTTCTTTCTTGGGATACATGCCGCAGATAACATCAACGTCAGCATCCAGCATCTTCACAATGTCTGCTGGATTAAAGCGAATATCTGCATCTATGAACATTAAGTGGGTTGCATCCTTCTTCTGCATGAACCCGTGTGCAAGTGCATTCCTGCCCCGCTGGATAAGACTCTCGTTAAACATGCAGCTAAAGCTCATGTCAATGTCATTCTGGCGCAGTACACCTGCGGCGGTCAGCAGTGACTGGGTGAAGTACCCGGTACACATGCCGCCATACATAGGGGTTGCAATAAATACGTGTGCTTTGCTCATGGTGTTCCTTGTTGGTTAGGTGGCAGACTGTCGGGATGACTCTGGTCTGCCAGCAGAGGCCTAACCCTCAGGTTTGCCCTGAAGTTGCTCCCGGCTGCAAGTCTGTTTTCACAATTTCCATTGCATCTTCATACCCAGATATGTATGCAATGTTCCAGATTTCCTGGAGAGACATGTTGAGAAACTTTTGAGTGTACTCAACAGCATTACGCCCTTTTTCCAAAGACTTCTGGGAAGGTTGAATAGGTTGCTGGCTCACGATATATCCTCAATTCTTAATACATACTTGTTGGTCTTAGCTGACTTGCGCCAGCCCCATACTTGCACTCTCCAGCCAGCTTCTCTTACCTTTGGCAAGAGTTCACTAGCCATGATTTTCTTGATGCGCTCAGAGACACCAGAGGCCGTAGCTTGCACCGCTAGTGTCTCATCCCTCTTGATGGCAAGAATGTCGATAAACCCAAACAGGTCTTGTCGAATTCTTGCGTGTGGATTCCACTTCTCAACGATAGCCACGGTGTAGCCTTGCTCACGCAATACCTCCAAGGTTCTCGATGTTGGTGAATCTTTAGCCATCAGAAGGGAATCGAATTATCGTCATCATCTTTTCTGATGCTGTACTTTGGCTCCACCTCTGTAGGTCTGCCATCTTCCAGCTTCTTCTTCTTGAGCCAGTTGTCTTCCTTGATTGCCAGCAGGTTGTAGCCCCGGCTGGTAGGCTTTTGCCACAGTGCCAGCTTCAACTTCTCGCCAGCTTTGTAGTCCATCTCAAGCACAACAAAGCCTTTGAAGTCTGGCCCTTTAGGTGACTTGCGCTGGGATTCTTCCTCCCAGTAGCAGACACCCATGCCGGGTTGTTCTTGATGTGGGTTAGAGGCCATTTCTTTCCTTTCGTAGTGAGTATTTGGCAAAGTCTTTGCCACCTTGAGAAACCATTGAAGTGTGGATTGGGTATCCCTGCCGCCGGAGATATTCGATATGTGCCGCCAACCTGAAGCTGCCATAGTTGTCTAGTGCCTCTCTGGGTGTTAGCGGCCCAATGTTTTCGAGATGATTCAAAATATTGGCTCGTTGAGTTCCAAGCCTGTGGGCGGCAGGGGTTCCGGCTTTGGGGGAGTGATAGTCCCCCCGGCTTTGACAATCTCGCCTTTCAGCTTGATGTTTGTGTATGCGTCAAACTCAGCGGTGATAGGTATGTTTGACTGCTTTAACAAGTCCAGCTTCTCAGCCTTCTCTGCTTCAGTAAACTTGGGTGACACAGAGATGCGGTGAACCAGTGAGCAGTAACCATCTATCCATTCTTCTGTTGTGTGGTAGCTGGCGTAGGGATTGTTGTTGCCCGGGACAAAGAGGTGATATGCCCCATCTGCCACTTCCACTCCCACATCTTGCGGGACTTCATCAACACGTTCTGCTGTTCCCATATCCACCGTCTTGCGGGGTTCAAAGTCTTGTACTTCCTCGGGTGTGTATACGCCAACCACGCAACCCGGATAGACCGAACGGACACCCTCTGATAAACACCTTGCTCTAAGCATTGCACGTGGATAGTTCTTCCAGTTATCCTTAGTGGCGATACCAATGGATTTCGCCTGGGCGAGCGTCCAAGTAACTTCAAGCGAACCCCCTTGAGGGTGGCTAAATACGCCTGTAACTTCTGCATCTGTGTATACCTTCCATTCAACTTTACCTCCGGCTTGTTGGAACCTTGCCAGCATTGCATCTGCTTTCAGAGCGGGTCTGCCCTGGATGACATGAAAATCCCGCATGGCTATTGCCGGGTGCAAATTCTCTGCTTGGCACAGCAACATGATTGCCATGGCCTCTTGTGCGTTCTTGAACCCAAACATCTTGCTGGTGGCAGCAACCTCTGCCATCTTCTGAATGTCTGCGAGTGGGACGATATTACTCATAAGAGTTTCTCCAAAATTGTGATAGTGAATTCCATCATGGAACAAAAGGCCAGCATATAGATACTAAGGATGCTCATGCTTGACCTCCCTCGCTTTTAGCATTGCGTCTGCCACTTTGTAGGCCCAATAAGCGCCCATTGACGGGTCAAATTCTTGGCCTTCGCCCCTGCTTGCAAGATACCCCTGCATCGCCCTTGCAGCAAAGTAGTCACGCAAATCCAGACCCTCTGCCATAGACGTTTGCCCAGACGTAGGGTGTTTGTGAATAAAGGGATAGGCTTTCATTTGACTAAGAACCTCCGTGAACCTGGGACGTTGACCACAAACTTCTCGTACACATCCGGCATGGATGACTGAAACAGCTTGCTGTCAAACCTTTCACTGTGCTTTGCGTTCTTCCAGGTTGCCAGCACTGACCCGTCAAAGGTGGCAAGTTGGTTGCAGTCTTGCATGTAACCCTGCACAAGTGTCAGCAGAGCCATCTCCTGGGCCTCTAGAGCCTTTATCTGGCCCTTGACCACCTGTAGGGTGCGACAAGCCTCCTCGACTGTCCTAGAGGCCATCTTGGTGTTGTCCAACCCTGTCGGGTATATCAATCTTGCCTGTTCAGGAGTCTCTGGCGGTAGGACAACTCCGGCTTGTACGTGTCCCCAAAATACAGCCATCTGCTGAATAAGCTCCTCTTTTTGCTCGTCTGTGATTTCGAATGGTAGAAGCACAAACTCTTGACCGCCAAATAGCACAGCCAGATAAATATGCCTCGCCCCGTATACCGCGCACTCATGGATAAGCTGAGCCATGTCAGCAGCAGGGATGAGGCCGCTATCGTCAAACTTATTTCGCACCGCAGCGTTATAGTTTTTACACTCAACCAGTATGGTTTCGCCATTGAGTTTCCCGTGGTAGTCAAAGTGTGAGCGCAACCAGGGGTGCTTGGGATGCGTGAGGGCTTCCTCAATCTTCTCCAAGCGTACCCCCAGCTTCTGGCTTGCAAGGTTGGCAATGACAGGCTCCATCACATGGCCCATCTGCACGGCCTCAATGTGGGACAGGTCTGGAATCTCCATCTTGCCCAGCTTGGTGAGGATTACTT